GTCATTTTTTGCGACGGCAGCTCGGTTTTTTCGGTCGTCTGCTTGCCGACGACCGGCCGCTGCGTGATCTGCGGGTACGTGAGCGTGCCCGACGACAACGGCACACCGCGACTGTTCGTAACGATGGGCCGCGATGCGTTGATTACGTCGGTGATTTGCGCGAGGTGCTGCGGCGGGATGAGGCCGGGCACGTCGGGCGACAACGTGTTCGCGACGGCCCGTGCGAGCCGCTGCGTTGCCGCCTCGCGGGCACCGTCGCCCGCGTGGCGCGCGATCAGGTCGTACCGCGTAATGAGCTCGTCGCGTGCGTACTGCCCGAACGTGCGGTAAATCACCTGCCCGCCGTCCTCGGGTGCGGCGGCCACCGACTGCGGTGCGGTGTCGCGGCGAATGAGCGGCGCCACGTCGCGCGCGCCGGCCACCTGCTCGGCCACGTCGGCGAGCTCGGCGATTTGCACCTCGAGCTCGGTTAGGCGGCCCTTGTGACGCGCGAGCAGCTCGCGCTCGGATTCGGTCGGGTCGCGGTCGTCGGCCTCTGCGCCGGCGAGGATCGACTCGACCATTTCGTGCACCTGCCCGCGCTCGTGCGCGAGGCGCTCCAAAACGGCATTTGACACGACTACCCCCTCGGGGTCGTTCGGATATCGCGCCGGGGTGTCGCGCTGCCGGGGTGCCGCTGCGCCGGGGTGTCGGCTTTCGCCGGGGTGTCGGCTTGCGCGGGGTGTCGGCCCTGCGAGGTGTCGGCCTCGAGCGGCAGGGTACCCCCGAGCGGCCGCGGTTGTCGAGCTACCGCGACCGCCGGGCGCACGTGAATACGGCCCGAGGCGCGCCCGATCGCGTGAAAACGACGAGCTCGGTAGCGTCGAACCCGACCGGGCACTCGAGGCCGGCAGGCCCACGCGGGCCCGGTACGGTCGAATCGGCGCCGGCAGCGCCGGCGGGCCCGCGGCTGCCCGGTGCGCCCGGCGGGCCCACGATTGAGCGGCCCGGCTGCCCGCGCTCGCCTCGGGCACCGCGCTCGCCTCGGGCACCTCGGGCGCCCTGCTCGCCGGCCGGGCCCGGTGGGCCCTCGAGGCCCGGCTCGCCCTGTACGGCCTCGACGGCGGCCGTAGGCGCCCGGTCGGCACGCTCGAGCGCGAGCAGCGACACCGACAACGCGAACAGGCCGGCGGCGAGCGCGAACGCAACGCCGGCCGACCGATACCGAGCCCTCACGGCGGCACCTCGAGGCCGTTTTCGACGAGGTGCTGCTCGAGCACGAATTGCCGCGAGCCGGCCACGTGCAGCGCCCGCCGGCAGGTCGCGAGCTCGGCCTCGAGCTCGTCGGCCTCGTCGAGCGCGGCCCGACGCGATTTCGACCGCAGGTTACGAACGACGAGCACGAGGCCGACGACGGCCGACGTTACGGCACCGATCGCCGCGAGGATCGCACCGACGCCCGTTAGCTCGGCGGCGAGCACCTCACGCCGGCGGCGCGCCGATGCCGAGCCGCTCGAGGCGCTCGTCGAGCTCGGCGTTACGCGGCAGGTACTCGCGCTCGAGCACCTCGCGCGATCGCACGGCGAGCACCTCGGCGCCGGTGTAGCTCGGCCGGCGCGTGAGCCCGACGGCGATTAGGTGGCAGGCCGTACGAATCACGACGCCGCCGCGGCGCTTTGACTCGCCGAGCGTGCGTGCGAGCACCGACAGGCCGGGCAGGTCGCCGTCGCGCACGAGCTGCAATGCGTGATCGCCGAGCGGGCCCTCGGTTACGCGAAACGTGCCGTACAGGCCGTCGGCGCGCTCGAGCAGCTCGGTTGCGTGGCCGAGTTGATCGGGCAGCGTTTCGCCGTGCTCGTGCGTGAGCGCCACGCGGTTAGGCGCCTTGCCGGCGCGCGCGAACGCGCCGAGCTCGAACGACTCGCGGTACACGCGCACGCCTTGCGGGGTTTCGTCGGCCACCTCGGCGACCATGCCGTACGGCACGACTCGCCCGTATACGTCGCGGCCGTCGACGGCCTCGAGCTCGACCTCGAACGTACGCCGTAGCATTTCGTTACTCACGCGCTCACCTCGTCGCGGGGTACGGCGACGAGCGCGGCGGGCTCGGCGCCCATTGCAACGCCGGCCGGCTCGTCGATATCGGATATGGCCTCGCCTTGCGATAGCGGCGGCAGGTCGAACACCCACGCGCGCGCCTCGTCGGCGGTGAGCATTTCGGCGTCGATCGCCTTAACGGCAACGTCGATCGCGGTTGCGAGCGACGGCCGTAGCAGCGCGCCGGGGTCGAATTCGACCCAATTGCCGCGGGGTAGCCACGTCGACAATGCGTTCGTTAGGCGCTTGCCGGCGGGGTGCAGCTCGGTACGTAGGTACGTGTCGAACGCCTGCTCGACGGTTTGGTACGTAAGCCCTTGCGTCGGCATCGGCAGGCCGACGAGCGGCGGCGGCACGCCGAACGCGCCGCAAATCATGGCGGCGTCGAATTGCCGCGACTCGAGTAGCAGTAGGTCGGCCGGCGACCATGCGTACTGCTCGATCGCAACGTCGGGCGGCACGACCGCCGGCGCGCCGCCGCGCTCGGCCGCGCGCCCGACCCATTGCGCCTGTAGCTCGGCGGCCTGCTCGGCCGTCACCCGTCGCGCCGGCCGCAGCACGACCGGGGTGTAACCGCCGCCCTCGAGCACACCGGCCGCGTATCTTTCCTGCGCGTAGGCGCCGGCAAGGTTTGCGGCGTAGGACTGTAGCGCGCCGGTGCCGCGCAGCGCGCCTCGAGGATCGCGCATAACGTGCAGCACGTCGTCGGGGTCGAGCGGGTACCCGTTCGACGAGTACGTGCGTACGCCGCCCTCGGCGCCTACTTTCATCGTTACGGCGTCGAGCACCGACCACGTTTGCGGGTACCCGTCGGCGTAGCGGCTCGTTACGTACAAAAACGTTTCGCCGTGCACGTACGTCGACCAAATGCCGGCGAACACCGCGTCGGCGGTGCCGTTCGGGTACCACGCGGGGTCGGCGTTCGACACCCATTGCGGCTCGGGCGCGTCGGGCGCGAGGCCCACGGCGCGCCGGTACCGTAGCGTCATCGTCGCGATTTGCTGCGCGGCGAGCTGCACGCAACGGTTAGCGACGCCGACCTTATCGACGAGCGTAGGCGAGTAGTACGCGCCACCGCCGGCGGGGTGCAGGCCGAGCACGTCGGCGTACGCCGTGAGCGCCGGCGGCACGCCCGGCGGGCCGAGCGGGATATGCGGCGCGATGCGGTTAGGCCGGGCAGGATCGCTCGCGGCCTCGACAGGATCGGGCCCGCCCTCGCGTTGACGCCGCCGCAGCTTCACGGTTAGCGGAACCTACCGACGAGCAGCGTAACGACGATGCCGCCGAGGAACGCGACGACGACCCACAACCAAAACAGGCCCGACGAAACGGCGGCAAGCATGGCCCGAGGGTACCGCGATCGAGGCCCGCCCATATCCCCCATGTGACCGATTACCGCAGCGCGCCTTTTTGCAGCTCGTGCCACCGCACGCGCCACGCGAGCACCCACGGCCGCCGGCTCGAGGCCGACCAACCGCACAAGCAGCGCGCGTGGTAGCGCGAATGTTGCATACGGTGCCGCGCGCGGTAGCTCACGAGCTAGTAGATAACCGGCGGGCCGTCGGGTTCGGCAATCGCGGCGAGCTCGGCCGCCCGCCACCATGCCGCACGAGCGGCGAACGCGGCGTCGACGAACCCGTCGTCGGGCCGCGCGAGGCGCAGCGAACCGTCGACGGCCCACCGTACGCGCATATGCGACACGTGCTGCGCGACGAGCTCGTCGTGATCGTGCGCGAGCTGCCCCTCGGTAATCGCTCGGTAAAACTCGTTCGCCGATTTCGCCTCGTTATCGGCCGAGGAATTCCACGCCGTCACGGGCAGGCCGAGCTCGACGAGCGCGGCAAATAGCGTCGGGCGGATACGCGGCGGCCGCACGACCTCGACGACCTCGTACTGCTCGGCCGCGGCCTCGATCACCTCGCGCAGCTCGGCGTCGGTGGCGGCCTCTTTCGCCCACCCGAAAAACACCTCGCCCGAAAGCGTGGCGCCGACCACGGCGAGCGTGCGGCGGTACGTGCCCTCGACGGCGAGCACGACCGGCGACCCATCGGGCGGCGCGTCGACGTGCGCGCACGACTCCCACGCGCCGGCGGGTAGCCAACCGTGCGCGGTGTCGACGTACTGCCCGAGGATATAGCTACGCGCCTCGCGCTCGGAAAGCATTTGCATTTGCAGCTCGATCGCCTCGAGGCGCAGGAACCCGGCGGCGAGCGCGGGGTTTGCATCGCGCCACGCGGCCCGGTCGTGCAGGTCGCAGCCGGCGGCCGCGGCGTGCTCGAGGTAGTGCACGCCGGGCGGCAGCTCGTCGTCGAGCCACGCCGCGCGCATACGTTGCAGCACGTTCGCGTCGCCGAGGCCCGGCGTGCCGATGCCGACGAGGTGCGCGTCGGGCCGTTTACCGAGCCGCGCGACCATCGACTCGACGATTTCGTCGCGGCTAAATCCGATTTCGTCAATGATGCACAACGCGAACGATTCGCCTTGAATCGACGACAGTTTCGCCGGCAGCGCCCGCAGCCGCGCGCCGCTCGGGCGGTACTCGAGCTCGCCTTGCCGGCTATGGAACGCGACGAGCGGGCCGCCGGCCGAGTCGGGCCGCACGAGCGCCGGGCACCGTTCGACCATTTGCACCGCGGCCGCGATTAGTAGCTCGGCCTGCTCCTGCTTGGTCGCGACGACGAGCACGTGCGAGTACGGATCGCCGCGGCATATGCGCTCGAGCGCGAGCGCCGCGCATAGCGTCGTCTTTCCATTTGCGGCGGGCAGCGACACGAACGTCGCGAGGTTGTCGTACACCTCGCGCACGATGCGCCGTTGAAACCCGGCGAGGCGAAACGGTGAGCCGGCGCCGTAGCCGGTCGGTCCCGACAGGTGCGCCTCGATCCACCGGCGGGCCCGCGCCGATTCGCTGCGGTAGGCCCAACCGTGCCACGGCGGCAGCTCGAGCAGGCGCAGGTCGGGTTTCGCGCCCGGCCTCGTGAGGGTTCCGACCGCCGGCAGCTCGGGTGCCGGCGTTCGCGCCGAGCTCACGTGCGGCGCCCGTTGCCGTTGCCCGGCGCTCGAGGTGGCCGCGGCTCGAGCTCGTCGGCCCTCGAGGCCGCGGCGAGCAGGCCGGCGATAACGACGCCGAGCGACGCGCCGAGGAACAGGCCGGCGAGCAGGCCGAGCCAAAACCCGGCCGCGATCACGTGATCGCCCTTAGCAGCCACGACGCCACGAGCAGCATTGCCACGAGCACGAGCGCCACCTCGAGCGCGAGCAGCACGAGCACCGCGGCCACCTCGAGCACGACGACGCCGGCGCGCATGAGGTACCCGGCGAGCTGCGCCCGAGCTCGAGCTGCTCGTCGATCGAGTACCCGGCCCACGAGTCAACCGAGCACCGCCCGCCCGCGCTCGCCGAGGTCGACGGCGAATAGCCGCGGCTGCACGTACCCCCAACCGCAACGG